CATCTCCATCAAAGTTTCTAGTGAAAATATTTATAACTTTAGCTGGCTCATAATTTCTACCAATAAGTACGTCGCCTATTTTAATTTCATTCGGGTGTTTTTCTTCTCCACTAAAAAGCTTGCAAGTCGTTGAAATCATTAAACATTTACCAAATTCCCACCAACGACCTTTCTTTATGGCCACTTCTTCTTCGCCAGAATATACACGCTGCAATTCTTCTTCTGATTCTTCAGATCCCAATAATGCTACACCAGGAATTGCAGTAAGCGGTTCTCCCTGCAACAAAGATGTAACACTAACTAAGCCTTGCCATGCTGCCAAACCAGCTAACGCACCTAAAGCAAATGGGCTTTTAACCTTAGATAACTTAGATCCACCCGGAAGAGAAGCTATCTTCTTCCCTAGGCGACTCTCCCAAACCTTCTCGCCAGCAGAACCGGCTATCTCTTCTCTAACTCTTGCAAACAGCCTACCGCCTTCAACAGTACGCTTCTTTACGGATTCCTGTATGCTCTTTTTAAGAAAGCCACCGTAGCCAGCAACACTAGCAGCTAACCCTCCAACACCTGCAAATCCAATAGCAGTTTTAGCCTCTAGCAAACCAGGGGTTACTTCTGACTGTTCTTTCATTGAACGTGTCACGCCTGTAACGTCAGAAGCTTTTGCTCTCATTACATTTGCATCTGTACCTATTGCAGCAGCGCCATGAAATAAACCATGCTCAAAGCGTGGAGCTATAGCAGCAAATAATCCTACTCCTGCACCAATCATAGCTCCTTTTTTAGAAAACGGGATACCAGGAGCTTTAAATGCAAGACCACCAACAGCTGCACCAGCACCAGTTATAGCGGCAGATCCGACAGCAGTCCCTTCGCTACGCTGATAATCTAAATATTCTAATCCTTTCCATGCAGCACCAACTATTAAGGCTTTTTTAAGATAGCCACCAAACATTTGAGTTGCTGTGCCTTGCTTAACAGTAAGGTTTCTTATGCCTGGAAGCTTAGAAAGGTAATCCCCAACAACAGGAAGCTCAAATGGTTTACTTAAGAGAACGTTTAGCCTACCAGCAGTGGCAGCAGCTTTAGACCGCAACACATTACTAGCAATTTTGCTCTTAGCTAGTCTTGCAGCATTTTGCTGTGAGAGTTTTATGTTTTTGCCGAATAGGGATATATTTCTTTCAATAGACTCGCCGACTAAAAGTCTTTGTTCTCTTATTGCTAAATCTAAATTTTGCCGCCATTCAGGATATGGAATGCGAGTGCCAGCAGCTCTCCACTTAGACTTAAGCAGATCTTCATTAAGAGAGGCATGTTGTGGCATGTCCATACCGATTACGCGAGTATAGTAGTCTGCTATGCTAGAACCCTTTTGAGTTCCACCAGACATGCCCATACCAACACCAACAACGTCTCCAGCAGCAGATCTAACTTCACCAAAGATAGATCCAGTCTTGGTTAAAGTTAAACCTTGTGCAGCCTGCTTGCCGAAACGATTTTGTAAGAAAGCTGCATATGCACCGCTTTTAGCCTCAAAAGGAGCGACAGAGACATTTTTAAAAGATTCAAGTGGAGATAAAAACTCAGAAATCTTGAATGTTCTTAGAACACCACCAGGAGAAACATTTTCTGCTGTCCTAATGGCACTAATGTACGAATCAAAAAGTCTCTTATCTTTACCTAATGGGATAAAGCCAGAACCTGCAGCTGCTCCAGCAACTAATGTAGTTCCAAATAGACTATTAGACTTTTGGTCTTGTTGCAGTTGAGGCTGTGGACCCAACGCTAAAGGCTGCCTTGGATCATACGCCATTTAAATCACCTTTTGAATTTTTGTGCGGTATTCTGGTAAGACTTCTGCCATTGAGAAGTATCTTTGATGTTAGCTCTTTGGTGTCTAGTATCAAGGTCATGTAGCTCTTTGTTAGAAGATTTCATTATCTCTTCTATTGATTGTGCTTTATTATCATTGCTTTCGTCTAGTTTCGAAATAAATAATTCTCTTTCAATTATATCTCGTTTTATACCTAAATGCTCAGCATTGATATAGACACTAAATAGCTCTGGAAGGTCCATTTTGTTTAAATCTTCAATAGTATAGCCAGGCATTATCATACAGATAGTGCGCTTCATCACATCAATAGGAGAATACCTAGACTCTTCTCTCAAATAGCTAAGTGAATTGTTTGTATAATTTATACTGTCATTTATATCTTGAGCGCCCGATAAATGAAACATAAGCTGCACTATGCTCTGAGGTATTCCAGCAGGAATATTACCGTGTAACAGAATAGAATTATCAATAGAATACTCATTAAAGATAGATTCATAGATATCATTCTTCTCCGCTACTGTATCTGATATATTAAGAAGCGTCATAAATTGTAATATTTTCTTATGAGGAGGGAGTTTGAAAGCTATGACTATCTCATCAGAGATTTTAGATACATAGATATTGCTATCCCCAGAGTGAATCTCTTTGACTAGAGAAACAACATTTGGAGAGAACTCTATCATGCCTTACAACTTAATGGTGAACTGAGTAAGATATTCAGGATTCATAAAGCCAGAATTCATTTGGATTTGCTGAAACAGCATAGTTATAAGGCCTGCTGGCATATTGTATAAAAAGGTTTCAGTAACTGAGGGAAATAGCAAACACTTCTGAATAAATATATGCTCAAGTTGGTCTTGAGTCATTTCGTCCATCCTGGTAGTCTTCTGCATCTGTGTCCATTCAATTCTCTTAAGATACCTGTATACAAAAAGCCTCTCTCCAAAGTTACACACAAAGATATCTCCATGAGCTGATTTCCATGTTCTTATTTGTTCTTTAGAAGGGTGATTAGGAAAAGAAGCTTCCATTTGTTTAATAGTCCACTCAAGTCTTTCTTCTGGGTCTTCAGGAGGCTGATCTTGAATCGGTTCATCTTCATACATTGTATGATCGGGTTCTTCAGGAACACTTACTTCTTCTGGTTCTTCAGGAATAGGTTCTTCCACTGTAGATTTTGGTGGCGGACTAGCCAAAGATGCGTCTACGGGGATGTTGTCTCTGGCGTCTGCTTTGATTGCATCAGCAACAGAAAAAGAATCAACAAAGCCAGCATCTCTAATTTTGGCATGTTCTTCAAGTTTATTTAACATCTCTACATCAACGTCTGGATGTCGTTTCTTATCCATAATTTTCTCCTTGTGTTTTTTAGTTGTTAGACAACATTCCTAGCTATAAAAGTATACTCTTCTAAGATTGGTTGTCCAGAGGATTCTATGATTTGTGATTGGCCGATAAAACTAACGCCCAATATTTTCTTAACGGTGTGATTAAACTGGTCACTAGAATAGTCACCATAAGTTATTGCAATGTCTATCTCAGGATATTGATCTGCTCTTCTATGATTCCAAACATCTTCCTTCTCTATTGTTTCTCCAGTGCGTGGTCTTAAGTTCTTTGAAAATAATTGACTCCTGGTGCCTGCATTAGCTGGATCAGAACTAAACCAAATAGCATCTTCAAATTCTTCTGCCCATTGTTCAAAAGTATCATCGTCTAAAGTGCTAAGCTGGCGATGAAACTGATTAAGTCTTTTTCTATAAGTGCCGTCTTTTTCATATCTATCGCTTTGTGCTATAGCCTGTTCAACGTTATATTTCATCGCTTTTGAATTTTGTTCTTTCCTTATACTCTCTGCAAATGTTTCTACTTTCCCTGGGCTTTGAAATTTTGAACCTTCAAAACGCTTAGGCGTAGACACTCTTCCAGTCTGTTGTTGATTAATTACAGATTGTATTGGCCAAAAAAGATATCCAGCTTCTTTGAAGTTAATTGTTAAGCTTCCACTAACTAAGACATGGCCATCAGCTACAAAAGTATAATATTGAGAGGCATAGCCATAGACTGGAGTTCTGGTTTGTTGAACATCAAACCTAATGTTCATTGCTTCGTCTATAAGAATATCGCCAAAATAAACTAATACATTTGAACTGCTAAAGTTATCGAATTCATAATGAATAGAGCCTAAATTGCTATTCCCTAGCGCATTGCCATTTTGATCCAAAATACTCATTAGAAAAAGGGATTCCTTCTGTTTTTAGTGTTTATCTGTTTGTTATAGTCAGACATAGATGTTGCAGTATCTGCCCAGGCGTTCTCTATTCCATTTTTACCAGTTTTTCTATAACCAATAGGCCCCATTAGGTCTATATCTCTAGCGACATACTGCATAACGTTTTCAGAATAAATGTCTTCAACAGAAAAAGTAGCTCCATCTTGTATAAATTCTACACCATATAGCCCCATATAGGAAGAAGAACCATATTCGTTATTAAATACGAGGCTAATATCCAAAGGAGGCAATTGATCAGTTATCGCCGTAGAATCTTTGAGATAATCATAATCTTTAACACCAGTGTTGTATTGGCCCTGATTTAATTTTAAAAAATCATAAAAAACATGATGGTTTACAACAGTAAAAATCATACTGCCTGAAATCGTCCTGCTTCCTCTTGTATAGCTTTTGGGATACACTCTGCCAAGTGATCGAGTAGGAAACTTTTCTCTAAATGTAGAATAAGAGAACGTATGAATAGTACCAAGAGGAAAAACAACCTCACCAGTGGCTTTTTGGATTGCACTCTCTGCCTTCTTAATTTCCTTTTCTAAATAAATCTTTTTGTCTTTAAGGCCACCAAGACTATTGGTTATGTCAGAAGCTATAGCAATATTTGGCTGTGCATTGTTTACAATAGACCTTATGGTAAGATCAATATCATATAGCTCTTCAATAAATTGGTCTCTCATTTTAGCCAATAACTGAACATCACGTGGATTGGCGCGATAATGAGCGTAAATCTGAATATCAGCACCAGAATAAGAACCATGTCCAAACTCAGATGAAACTGCATTCTTATTAGGGGAAAGCTCTAGTGGGCTATTTGTTTCTTGCCGATAAGATGTTCTATCTTTTGGCAGCCAGAAGCTATCAGAATCACCCATAGTGGCCTCCTAGAAAGAGAAAGGAAGGGCCAGAATTAACTGGCCCCAAAAGAGAAGAATTACTGATCTGCCATGTCGCTATGCATGCCATAAGACATCCAAGGACTAATACTAGTAGCAATAAAGGTGTGAGAGTGCTCAGAGACGATGTCATCAACACTGACACCATAACCACTGTTAAGGATTTCAGCACGATGAATTTTCATTTGAGCAAGGACACCATACTCATTAGCACCAGACAGAATCACATCGAAAGGTGGCACCTGATCTGCATACCATGGTACAGCTGCTCGCTGATCTCCACCAACAGTAGAGATAGCAGACTCTTGAGACTGCACAGGAGCACCAGGGAAGTTGCTGCTTCCTTCTGCTGCTACGAGTTGTTGATCAAAACCACCAGTGCGCTCATTTTCTGGACGCAAGTCGTCGATATCACTCAAAAACTTAAGCTGATTCTCTTCCTTGTTAGGATTGGCAAGAACTTCCATGAAAGGATCCATATCAAACTGAATAAAAACCATAGATCCAGCGATATGCCGTTTGCCACGCCCAAAAGCACGTGCATCAGCAGACCCCATCGTAAAGATAGGTGCTTTGTCTCTAGCTACAGAATAACTGATCCCCTGTAATGTGCCTACCGCTCGACCTGCAAAAACAGCTTTAATGTCTACTCCAGACATTGAGTTAAAGCTTCTAACTAGTTCGCTATTGGCCATTTAAAACCTCCCTTTATTAGCCGACCGACAGAGAGATAGGCAAATGAATGTCTCGAATCTCAAATGCAGGCGAGACAGTAAGAGGAATTTCAACTTCCCCAGCCACTCTCATTGCGGCAGTTTGTATTACTTGAATCGGACTATACGAATTAATGTACTGAGCCTTCTTAGACTGAAGCATCAAGTTATCAATATCAGTTTGCATCGAAGCAATTCGTGCAGTAGAGCTTCCCTTGCCAATATAGGGCCTGAGAAGTGCTCTGGCACCATCAACAATCGATTTGATAATTCTTACGGTACTAAGTCTTCTCCAGTCAGAATCTGATCTTGCGCCAGTAGGAGCATCCACGATCTCAACACCATTAGCAGTCCTACGGAAAATAACATAGCCCTTTCCAACAACAGAATCAATATCCTGTAGCGAGAAGATGTTAACCAATAATGCGCCAGAAATTATTTGTCCAGTAGGGGCAACATTTGGCTCCAAGCCAATATATCTACCAGCATAAAGAGCAGCAGCAGATTTCTGATAGCCTGCAGTGTCAGTGGCATTGCTCATAAATGGAGAGTCAGCAACAACACTGATATACTTTCCTAAGTCTATAGGAATGTTATTGCTATCTTTCTGCTCTTCTCCATCCAAAAACTCAGTATCAGTAAAGATAAATCCTCCACCTGGCTCGCCAGATCGGAAAGTGTCCATACCCGCCATAAATTTATTACCGAGAACACCAGAGCCATTGTCATCACTATTAGCAATGCTATATTCTCCAGTAAGGCTATCATAGGTAAGACTGGGCTCTTCACCTAACCATAGTGCCTTATCTTCGATTTTATTAGTCGAAGGAGGATTGACACCAATGACGCCAGTAGCATCGACGATATCAGTACTATACTCGTGAAGCGCTCTTGCTAACTGATAGGCAAAATTAACTTCATGAAAATCAGCTTTGACTAGAGTTGTACCATCAATACCAGTGCTAGCATCTGCGCTACCAACCGAAGGATAGATGTCCGCAGCAGAAAAAGCGCCGCTACCGTCGTTAAACCACCACCAGAAGTAATATTTGCCGAGATACTTTTCTACATGAACCCTACCCAGAGCATCAACATCAGAACCGCCACTATAAGCACCAGCAGTGGGGTAAGTTTGACCGCCAGGAACCACAGGCGTAACAGCGCCGAAGCGAGTCCTTTGATCAACAACGTTAAGGTCGTCAAGAAATACATCCATAGGAACTAGAACGTCAAAGTTAAACTGGAGCATATCTTTATATGCAACATATAGCTCTTCCCATAGTTCCATTTTAGAAAGACTTGTACCGCTTGATCCTTCTGTAACTGCTGTACCAGTCGCTGAGACGTCAGCCAAATTCACAAAAGAACTAGCAGAACCGATATCTTCTTCAGTAGCAGTAGCACGAGTACCACTGACATACACCTCGCCGAGATCGATACCAGCATCATTATCAAAAACAGTTAGATCATCACTATTGCGCTTAACAACAAGGTGATCAGCATCAGCATCATAATAAAGAGCATAATCATCTTCAACGTCGTCCTTCTTGGCAACAGTTTCAACTGTAATGCCTGAGGATCCAGTTTGATCGCCAATATGCTCGACTATGGCGGACTTGCCGCCAATTCTATAAAGCGCAACCTGAGTAGCGCCGCCACTGAAAGCCTCATACATACCTCGAAGCAGATTTCCATCCGATCCAAACTCAGCCTTAGCTACATTGGTAGTTGGCACAGTATACAGAGTGTTTGCAACACCCTTACTAGCCTGACCAATAACTAGGACAGTAGGAGCAGGAGAAGCTGCTTCAGGCCTGAGGTTCCCATCTAGCTTAGAGATATGTACTCTTGGGGTGTAATTTAAAGACATATTTACCTCCCTAATGTCTATATTTTAATCGCAGCATTAAGTCCTATCTGCTTAATTGTCTGCGAAGAAACATTGAAGAGTTTCTCATGTCGAACAAAGAACGACATGGGATACCTTATAAGTTTTAAAGTTTCATGAGAAGCTAATACTTCTCTATCGCCTATTCCTTCTTGAACAACTTTAAACCCATGCGTACCAAATAAAGGCAAACTAAAATGCATTAAGTCTTCGAACCACAGTGCAGTGTCCATTGCAACATGAGATTCTCTTGCATATACATAAAAGGTTACCCAGCTATCATAAGGCAACACATATGTTTGAAGCTCCTCACCAGGAACTGTTGGGTGAGGACCAACGCTTTTAAGTAAAGGCCTGACGGCTTTGATACCTCCGATTCCGGCAGGTCCTCTGTCTAATCGACCAGGGACTCTACTTTTCAAGAAATAAGTAACTGTTCTTGTTTTTATGGTTTCTGGCGGAATATCTTCCGTAAATAACAACCTCTTATCTTCGTCAATACCTTCAGAATCTTGCTTTAGGCTAATAGCCTTATCAATAAGTTTGAAAAAATAGCTAAATGGATAACTTTCTAGTGAAAACTCTTTGTTGACTGTTTCAATATGCTTTTCGATTAATGTATTCGTGTCTAATTCTTCTTTCGTGAGCCTTGTCGTTAACGATTTTTCATCATCGTATGTGATTTCATCTATTCTCTGCATACCAAACACTCCAGCGCCGCTCTTCACTAGCTCTTACTCTCCAATACTCTATTCTTCCAAAATCTGACCTAAAAGCATCCGCACTAAAAACCTTAAAGAACTTTTGTCTTTGCTTAGGAGACACTACATCTCCATCTGCGTCTGTTTTAAGAATTATTAAATAATCATCATCAGTTATATCTACATTGTGCTCTATATAAAAATAAGCTTTATCGTATTCTTTATTTTGCCCAGGCTCTCTGCTATACATTGTATCGTCCTGGAAATAATTTATTACATGTTCGTCCCAGTAAAAACCATGCCCTCTACAGTATTGGCAAAAATAGTCTCTATCTGGCTCATTAGTTATTTTATCTCGACACGGACAAGTTATCAAATTACCATCAGAATCTCGTCTCATCTTGCGCAATAATCCAACTCTGCCTTTAGCTATTTCTACGCGACTGCCATCTAGTAGATTTTTCATCTCTTTGCGCAGGTCTATCTCTTTAATACCGCTAGAGGAGTATAGGCTTTTGTATGGATCTACCACTTTCCTCTCCTATTCTTAGGAACATAAGTTCTATACTTTCTTCTCGAACTTCTCATATCGTGTCTATACGTTTCTGTATTAGCAATAGGCCTCTCGCCTCTAAAGACTGGAGACCATTCTCTATTGACAGATATAGCATCACTGGATAGTGCGCCTTTAACTGTATATTGAGACTTTTCTGCACCAAACCTTCCTAGCTCACCACCAGATTGCAACACACTTAGCCATCCATCAACACACTCTTCTAAATTATTTAGACGATCTCTTATCATATCGTCATTAGCAAACTTAGAGACAGACAAGTCGCCTAAAGTCTTCTTAAAACCACCCACCAGTGCTCCGTCGCCACTGAGTGCTTGTAGTAGCATTAACTGAGCCTTGCAGATCGTATATCCCTTTCTAGCCTCTTTAAAATATTTACTATTTTCTATAGTCGCCATAAACATATTTGCATTGGCAGATAAGCTAGCTTCAAAAATAGCTAAGTTTATAGTATCGTCTGTTATGTCTTTTGCTATTGGTCCTAAGCTCAACCTCAACTGAATTACACTTGCGTAGAGAGGACTATATGTCGTCGTAAAGCAATATTCAGAATCAGAAGATAAAGAAGACCCGTCTACTGCCTTAATGTCTTCAGACAAATATAAAGTAACTCTATTGTTTCCTAATAAAACACTTGCCAAACTACATCACCCTATCTGAGGTTTATGGTTAAGTACTGGCCTATATCTTTCTTTTATTAGTATACCACACTAGAGGGAAATAAATTTTGACAAGAGAATATTATTGGATTTGTATAGTGAGGACATTGCCGCTAACATCAAGCACAGTGGCTATTTCACCTGCTGCAGAAATTTCTGGATCACCATTAACTGCAGTTGCTATGACCCTAACGGTTTCAGGCGTTATGGTTGTCGGATCTAAATTTTTATTAAATTTTACTTCAATGGTTACAATTGATTCTGGATCTAAGTTGGTGGCTCCATCTACAGGAGTTATTTCAACGATCATCAACGGAGAAGCTTCTTCAGAAGCAATTGACTCTATACCGGTTGTTGAGCGTTCAGAAGGGGGGACAACAATAGAGCCACTTCCAGTATAGAATTGAAATGAGTAATTAGTATCCATAAGCTCATAAGGCTTTACGATTGCGCTCCATTTGTCTCCAGAAGTGTGAGTAGCGTCTTTATCAAAAAATACACAAACCCCATTTTCTAATTCTCTCTTTCCGGTAGAAGTGAGTCCTTCAAAAGTAGTAAGAGGGTCAGATCCTTTCCACCAAACATATTCAGCTGCTCCTGTTTCGCCAGCAGATGAAATACGAATAAAGTATTGCTCAGATGCATCTCCAGTAAAAGTGCCGCAGAAGTTAGCAGATTCGTTTGTCCCCACTTCTAACTTAGTATCAAATACACTTCTAGTAAAAATACCTGAATCAAAATCACTATCAGGGCTAGTATCGCCAGCAACTAAGACGGTATATTTAACATTTGCACGAAAAGGAACTTCAGGAGTGAAGATAGCGGCTGTATTCCAGAGTGCACCGTCTCCATCGTAATCCTTTGTAGAATCATCAATCAAACCACCACTAGCATTCCTTCTTTCGAACCTTATAGTACCTTTGACCCTACCTCCATAATAAGGCGAAGAAAGTACGTCTAACTGTTGTAAAAAAGACTCTGGTTCAAATGGTTGCAATTCTCCATTAAAGAGAACATCATTGTCAGGCGCGGAAACAACAAAACTACCTTCGTTAATGCTATTAAGATCTATTTCTTGATCGAACACCACAACTACACTATCACCAACTGGCATTCCTTGAGAACCGTGCGCAGGATATACGTCTATTATATTCGGAGATGTCATTTAAAAATCATCCTCTTCTTCGTAGATGTCAAAGAAGCATTCATCTTCCTCTTCTTCGAACATATTAGTTTCAAGGTTATCGTTTTCGTCTTTATTTTGATACAACTTAAGGAGGGCTTTTCTTTTTTCGCTAAGTTTATTTTTCTTAGCTTGTTCTTTACACTCTTTGACTATTTTTTCAGCAGTCTCTTTAGGAATATTGACAAACTTATCAAAATTATCTTTATCGAATTTGATATATTTTTTATCTAATTCTATTTTACCAAAGTCTACAAATACGAGATCACCATCTTTTTTCTCAGACATTTAATTCTCCTATTTTATTATCGACTTCTTTGAGAATGCTTTTTCGATTCTTATTGTCTATCTCTAATTCTTTTATCGCCTTTAATAAACCGATAAGCTCTAGATCGTTTTTTAAACTTTTAATTATTTTTCTGCTAGTATTTCCGTTTTTAGACAAGATAGTATCGGCTTTTTCATAATCTTTTATAGATGGTTCTATTTCTTTATTTTCTTCACTTTTCTCTTCATCATCAGAAACAGTAACGGAAACAATGTCATAAGTAGAATTGTCTTCCTCTTCTATGTCACTTATATCTGGCGTGCTGTCTTCTGAACCTTGTTTGTATAGAGACTTTATGTCGTTACCTTCTATATCAACAATATCAATACACCTTGTCCGATAGGACTCTTTAATTATATCATAAGACTGCTTATCTAATGTCTTTAAATCAATAATTGGAGAGATGTCATTCCCATGTATGAAAATATCTAAATCCGGTAGGCCCCAAAAAGAAACCTCCAGTAATTTTATTTGTATGTATCTCATATTATTTGTATGTATCTCATATAACTAAACTCCTTTTTTATTATTATATACAAAAAAAGGGGAGATGTGAAGAACACATCCCCCCTCAAACACAGGAGTTAACAATAAGTTAAGATTTAAAAGATAGCAGTAGTGGCATCAATAGTGTCGTATTCGCCAGCAGCAGAAATAACGCTCTGAGCAGGAAGAGTAATTTCATTATACTCAATAGGAATACTGCGCATAACAGAGATACCCTTACCTTCATCGTACATGAAGAGTCCATATTTCTCTTTTAGCTTAATCTTAGTCAATTCAACCGACTTGTCTCGCCAGTCTTCCATAGAAACGCCTTCCTCAACAATCAAAGCACCAATGGCATTAGAGTCAGCAAGGATGATGTCGCCAAGCTCGTTGTCGACGTCAAATGGCATAAATGGGGAAACCAGCACGGTGAGTGGGTATGGGAAATAACTAGGAACGTTTGGCTTGCTCGTAAGAGTAGGATCAATCGCACTAAGCTCAGTTGCAGACTCACCAGCAACGTTACTACCAGGAGTAAACGAACCTAGGCCAGTCTTAGTAATCTGAGACTGGATAAGCTTGCCTTGCTTAGGTGGTTGAGCCTGTTGGAATAGAGTAGCATTGCCGATATTCTGTGCAACTTTTGCAAGCAGAGGATCGATTAGCCACATGCTCCACATCATAGGCGACATAAGAAGGATATTAGGAATAAATCCTTGCTGCATCTGGAATGCATAAGCCTTCATGAGGTCGCGCATAGTCATAGAGCCATTCGCTGCGCCCTGAGCATTACGGCCAGTAGTAACACCAAACATCGAATCAGTTGGGTTCTTGTTGTCAAATAGCGTGACGCCCATACCGCTCATCATATTAAAGCCTTTTTGCTCTTTCTTACGAGCGAGAGCACGAGACATTTGCCTGATGTGAGTATTGATGATATCGAAAGTCGCATGGTCCAACATTTCGTCGGAGAGAGCAACCGCGAGACCTGTTTTACCAATACCTACGGTCATCGAACCAGGAGTGATGTTCAGAGAACGCTCGGGGTACGACTGACCTTCAGCAATCTCGGCAGCTTCCATTGCAGAGATCGATGGGAAATGCCACTCAGTAAGTGGCTGGTTTTCAATAGTGTCCAATAACGAAGGAATGATCAAAAGAGGCTCAACTGGCTCAACAGCGATTGTTTGAACAATGCGGGGAAGCCATTCACGAGCATTAGGAGTCATAATTGCGTCATTGACAGATAGTTGGCGATTAGCAACCTTGTTATAGCCGCCGCTCATCCATGTGTCTCGCCACATGTCGAAATCGTCGCCAAATAGTTCTCCGTATGAATATTGTTTATGTTTAGGCATATTTTCTCCTCCTAATTACCGCATAATAAGATTAACAATAAGCATTCTATCCGCAGAGTAGGAATACGAAAGCTGGTCTGTGCGGCCACCAGTTGCACTACCAGGCAACTGATTCTTAGGATCAGTAGCACCCGGATGCAGTGTCCGAACTCTGTCTAGATAGGCCTTAGGAAATCTCTCTTCCCCAATAACCTGACCAACGACGCCAAATACGTGATGGTCAATGGCCTGTTGAAGCTGAAGTGCGATAGCAGCATCGCTGTCGCTATCGAAATCTGGATCAGCCGAATAAACGCTACCGCCAGAATCGTATCCTTCGGCAGCGCTAAAGTCCAAGCTTGCAGGAACTAGATTGCTATCTTCGTCATAAGTCAAGACAGTACCAAACTTAACATCGCCAGTAGCAACAACAAAGCTTTGCATTCTGCTATCAGACGAACTAACAGTATCCTCATAATGGAAATAAGTTACTGTAGAAGCAGTTGTAAATGGCGAAGGAATTGCATTCCCGCCAGCTTCGTACAAGAACAAAAGACCAAGCTCTTCATCGATAAAGAAATCGCCAGCTGCCTTAACCAATTCAACAGAGGCTACTTCGCTAGTAAGTCCGCCTTCAGAGTCAGAGATTGGGGTAGCCAGTGTAGTCTTGGCAACAGGATGTTTCTCAAACGAATAAGCAACAATGTCGTCACCGTCTGAAATGACATCATCATATTTTGGCAGCTCTGAGAGTGGCTTAGAGCCAAACCAACCGCCGACACGAGCGGTAGTCGACCAATCTAGAGCACCAGTAGTATTATCAAGTGCGCCATTCATTTCTTCTGCAGTCGCCTTCGCTGGGAAGTGAGGAACAGTGATAACACGGTCACAAAGAACAGAAACCTGATGCTGAGCTTGGAAGTTGTGATACTTAAAGGTTGTGGGGTCGTATGGATCAGATGCGAAAGAATCATACATGTTCATTGGAGCAATACCGATAGGTTTGCTAATGAAATCAAATGCCCTTTCAGAAGCTCCGATGACGCCCTTGTCACGAAGAGCTGCAGTGACCTGAGCTTCAGTGTAATCGACAGCCGCAGTGACAGCCACACCAGTAGTCAAGTCCTTGACTCCAGCTTCAACGTCATTAGCGGTGTAAGACAGAACGGTTGTGCCCGAGGCCACATTGAATTTCTTCTTCAATCCTGCTGGTACGACATTGCCGACTGCGTCAAGAGCAACAACCTTACCAAGAGAAATGCTAATCCAATGCTCCAGCGCTTTATCATAACGCTGAACTGGGACCCAAGGGGCAATATGAAATTCTGCATGTGGACGAACGCTTTCGGAATGCTCTACATTAGGAGTAATCCGACCCATTTCGTCGTAAACTTTATGCTGTGGGCTATAACCTCTTAGAGACATATTTACCTCCTCTATTAATTATTTTTTAACAAGGCTCTCAAATTCAAAATCTTTAGGGAAGATTTTATAGTTACGTATCGACTCGAAGTATTCTCTGGCTGAGGCTTCTTCACCTAAAGTAAGTCTGTCTTCAATTTCCCTTAAAGCCATTTTAGCGGCTACAGTTTCTTTCCAGGAGTCGCTAACTTCTTCTGTAGACTCATCCGAAGAGTCGCCTAAGGAATCTGTATCGGCTGGGTTTTCAATTTTTTCTTTTGGTTGACTATCCATTCCATCACTAATTTTATCAGCAATCTTAGTAATATCAAAATCTGCTACAAGCTTTTCTTTCAGCTCTAAGAGATTATCGGATGCCAATAGTTTCTCTTTAGCTTCATCAGTCGAAACATTTTCTCCGTTAACAACAGAAATGATAGCACACAAATCAGAAAGATGCTTTTCGTAATCAAGTTTTTGTGCAACATGTTTGTCAAACAGAGCCCTGTAGTCAGAAAAAGAATCATTCCATTCTTTTCTCAAAACTCTAGAATGATCAGCAAGACGCTTAGCATTGTCTTCGGACTTAGCAAGTTCTTCAGATAGCTTTTTGCACCCTAGGCACTCTTCTGGTTTTTCAGCCTCTGTATCTTTGCTTTTGTTGCTGTCACAAGACATAGCTTTTGCTTTGCGTTCAATACAGGCACTAATTTTGTCTTTGTCGCCAGGACCTTCATATCTGCCGAGTAAGCGCCTAGCAGCAGTCACATGAGCACAATCTGGTACTGGAAAAGATCGATCAGGACCACAGAATGCAGACTCAGGAAGCTTCTTTCGCTCTTCTGCGCTAAGCTTAGCATCCTTATACTGTTCTTCTGTAAGTAGTCCTTCTTCAAGCATAAGTTTCAGTTCTTTTTCGTCTTCAAGCTCTTCGTCTGAATCAAAAAGAGCGGCTTTCTCGTTTACTTTTTCCAAAATGCCGTCTTTGCCATCAAAGTCTTCGCACGACTCTAAATAGGCCATTGCAGCATTATAGTGAAGTCTGTCTGGGACAGGAAAAGTCCTATCGGGACCACAAAACGCAGAATCTGGCAAGGAGGCTAGTTCTCCTTCGAGCTTATCAATAGCAAGATGTTCTGCCATTGATACTGAGCTAAGCATGTCTTTATAAGAAAACTTAACTTCTGCTTTATCTTCTACGCTTTGAGGATCATTGTCTGGTTTGTTTTTTGGGACCATTATATCCTCCTTATTATCACTAAACACAAATCCTACGGTTTCTGAAGGTTTGCAAGATAAGAGCTGTTTAATTTTGTCCGGATGTAGCGAAAGCGAATCCTTTGCGCTATCGTTAATGTTGATTACTGTGATAGGGTCTGCCCCATACACAACTAAGCTACATTCATGATAAGAATGATAATCTGGAATTAAACAACAAAACACCTTTTCTTCAGGTGTATCGCTATTTTTTTCTTCGTCGTCTGGAATTGGATAAAGACCACCAGGAACATGCCCACAGCCTCCACCAAACATAGCATCCATCATACCTTCCCACCTGCCGCCACATACTGAACAATACATGCCTTGAGAGCGGAAAGAAGTAGATACAGAATCAAAAAGACCAGACTCTATCTGCCCTATTGTTTTTTCATCTAGTATGCGTGCTCTAATTTTTATGTAGCCAAGGCCTTCCCATCCATCCAAAAATGGAATGCCGTCTTTTATAAAATTTCTTGCTGCTACTAACTGGTCTTCAATAGATGCCGAACTATCATTTAGAATCTGAACATCTCTGTTATATTGAAGTTGATCTGGAGTTGTATCAATATATTCGGCCCCAAGAACAATACCATATGCTTCATCTGCAGTATGATTTTTTAATATCTTTATTGGCTTATTTTCATTTATTAAAGAAGGTGCTCCATCTCTCATACGAGAAGGTATGTAAAACCTAGTATTCAAATTAAGCAAGCCAGAATGAGTTGCTATGATAGATATATCTAAATATTTCTTCCCGTCGGGCGAAACACCTCTAGCATCCTCTACAATAAAACCAGAAGAAGCCTTAGGGTCTTTTGGCATAAGGGAGAAATCATTAAAATCAAAATTACCCATACTACCTCCTATAGGCTATCGTGCCCTTACATTCGCAATAAGGGTGATATGGTGGTAACTCTTCGTAAATTATATCATTGTTGTTTTTATACTTCAAAGCCTCTGTTTTACATTTTTCGCAAGCGTCATCAATGTTTATTGTCATAATGCTGTCTGTAGCCTTAGCTCCAAGTAAAACTCCGTAATTAAATGCTCGTACATTTTCTGATATATCTATCTGATGAAATCTATATCCAATAGAATCAAAAACTGCCCTAACTTCCCTAATAGAGACTAGTGAATCTTCTGCTTTTATTAGGCTAATACTTGACTCTATGTCTTTAGCAACTCTATCAATATATTTAGATACGTGCTGCTCTATCTTATCAAAAGCACTAATCACATCTATATCAAAGATATCAGCAGAGGTTGATCCAACACCAAAACCAAAACTTTTCTTAGCAAGAGAAAATAAAGAATTTTTTGCAGCATTCTTAGCTGTATCTAGCATCAGACTGACCATATCTTTATCAAGTTTATCAATAGTCATAATATTTTTAATGATTCTATCTTTTGCATCTTTAAAGTTTGTTGTAACTGGAGGAGAAAGAGCAAACACAGGAGATAGCTCTTGTATTTTTGTTCTATCAGAAAACTCATAGCTATCTTTATTGACTTTTGCAGAGCCTCTAGTGCCATGTTGGTTCGAAGGTTGATTCTTATTGGCTACTGAATTTCCACCCGAAGAAGGCTTGTTTGTGCTTGCAGCAGTAAGACTTTTAGATTCAGCAGTACCAGGCTCATCTATTGACTGTAATACTATAGTGTCTCTGCCAAACAATCCATAGTTTGTCCTATCAAATCCTTCTCCACCAGTGCTAGTTTTCCAACCAGAACCGCCAAAAGCTTCTTTGCCCATAGCTTCTCGTGCTTCGTCATGAGATATGATATTTTTATTAAACATATCTACATAATGATTTTCTTTAACTTGCCTAGATTCAAAATCAATCTCGTTAAACTGAAGAGATACGTTATTTTCATCAGAAAATATATTAGATTCGCTGAACGTTGATTCAAGAAGAAGTTCCTTAATAACAAAATTATAGAATTGATCAGAGAATGTAGCCTGATCTGACTTAATTTCATCAATTAGGTTTCTTGACATTTGATTGGCTGTACTTCTATTGCTAGTATCAGCTTCTCCCATATCAATACTAGAAACACCTAGCCCTGTATAGATGCGCTTTTTAAAGTGATCCATAATCTTAACGATTTCAGCTACACCACTTTTAGATTCAATAGTGTCTATATCGATATGGCCAGGAGTAACTAATGCGCCGTCAGAAGGAACTCTAGCTAAAAGCTCTTCTATATAGGTAATTTCGTCTGTGCCGTCAGGCATTCTTTGAGGAAGTCGATCTTTATCTCCCACCTTGGCATGAAGCAATGGAATTAGATTCTGATGCACCAACAATTCTACATTGCCTTCCATCCTTCTAAGCGCCCTAATGTCATCTTTGACTGGTACTATAGGTGGAGTTCCAACGGCCATTCCAGGACGCTTATCATAGTAAAAATGTATAATATCGTCAGGAGAAAATTCAACAGGGTTTTTACCATCTATGACTTGTCGTATTTTTACTATCTTACCAAACTCATCTCTTTTTATTTGTACTGTTTCCATAGGGAGAAGCCAATAACCAGCAACAGGCTGAACTAACTTTTTCCCTATCATTCTTACCTTGCCGCCAGAAGCACTTTTCTTTCTGCCTTTGACCCAAATAGCATTACGGTGAGTTTGTAGCGAACTAACTGTTTCTCTAAGGAGAGTATGAAATGGTATGCCAGTTGCTTCTCCAATCTGACTTAGTCTATTTTTTATGTACCTAGACCTTTCTGGATTAGAGCTGACAAGATCATACCCTTCCTTAAGAAAAAGATTTGTTTTGATCCTAAAAGCCCTTGCAACAAAAGACTCAGTATCCATAACTCTACTAGTAAGAGCAAAATCCCAATCAGTCTCTTCCCACATTAAAGCGTTTTGTCTAGTTCCTGTATTAAAAGTGTAAGCTTTCACTCTAGATTTAACACTTTTTGGCTTTACAATTTGTTGAGTAAGTCCAGCTTTCTCAGAGACTCTATTGACAATTTGGTCTTTGATTATTTTATCTTTATTGAGTGTTAACTTCATTCGCGAGTCTCCTCTCGTAATAATCAATCCACTTCTGAACTTTCTGCACGTTTTCTACGTCAGTTTTAGAAAAACAACTCTTTACAAGTATACTTGATTTCTGTGAACTTTGCTTAATACCAGGACTTGTATTTACATCTCCAACAGCAGTGCTTACTGTTTCTGTAGCAGAAGGAGTCTCGGCGTCATCGTCTAAAGAAGATTTATCGGAAGTAGATTTAGCTTTGCTTTTCCCCGGTAAGTCTATTTGAACATCTCCATTGTCTTTAACGCTAAAATCATAAGGAGTCATATCGCTTAGTTCTTTTTCTACGATATATTTCATTTGACTTGGATCTAAATTAGAATCAGTGCCACATCTTAAGCTATTTTTAGAAATTGCTTGAATAATAGATTTTATCAGCTTGAGAATCTGAATAATGTCGGTTTTTATTTTTGTTGTACCGCTTTTATTTTTCATCCAGCCAATTTCAGTACCAAGAAGATCATATATCATCTGAGAAATATAAGTAAACCAATCATTTATATAGCTAATAGAAGTCTGAGCTATATTCCTTATTTGGACTACACCAGAGACTAACGCATCTGGAGTCCAATATCTTTGTGCACTCTTTGGTGGTTTTTGGCGCTCTGGATAAGCAACATCCTTCCTGAACATATAGTCGTCGTTAACTGTTTTCTCTGAAGGAGGAATATCGTCTTTGCTCCATCTGCTACCATTCGGGTTGCGATTCTTAGCAGCCCTATAGGCTTCTTCTCTCTCTCTACGTCTCCTTGCTGCATTCTTGTCATGTACCTTTTGTGTCTGCTCTTCTCTTCTCTCTTTGTCAATGAAATATGGCTCACGTAGCTCATCAAGTTCTATCCTGCTTGCTCTATACTCTTCTCTCTTAGTTGGTACTGGAGTATTATATTTCTCGTTGTCTGGTGTATCAAAGCTTTCGCCAATAGTGCCTGCCCAAGCTTCATCTTCTTTGAAATCATATCCTGCGCTAGATTCCAATGTGGCATTATTATGTCCTATATTAGCGATATTTAGGTCTACGTCCAAACCACCCTTAGACTGAGAAAATGGAATTTTAGCGTTTTGGGCCAAAAATATTGTTTCATTTATGTGGTCAACAACACATATCATGGGCTCAATAATAAGCTGCATCCATTTATCTAGCCATTGTGATAGCGCATCTAAAAAAGGACTAAGCATAGATCCAACAAGACTTATAATAAAGTCTAGATTAAATTTAATTTCTAAATTAAGTTTTGCCAAAAATTGACTTAGCATCACAGAGAGAGCAAATAAATCAGACGGACACAGCCCAGCCAAAAGCTTTAACAGCTCGCAGATATCAAGATACATGCCAGGACCAGAAAACATGTCTTTTAGGTCTTTTAAAAAATCTAACCTAATGTTTACGTTCATGAGATGCATTTCTATGATATCGCCATTAGGCAACAAGTTGTTTATATCCAATAGGCGCTTAAAACAAGGAATGCATTCTGTGTGCATTTTTCCCAATTCTTTAGCCCTATCAGTAGCAGAGCCCTGAGATCCAAATATCTTAGCGTAATCAAAATCCTGCTGTCTAGACCTTAAACCGCCCATAAATGCACCTGGACTAGTCATAGAGTTTTCCCATCCTCTAAGATTGTTTTCAGCTTTTCTTTGTCCTGCAGTATAAAATGGATCTTCTTCTGAAGCGCCTTTGGCTGATTGATGCAAACCGGGATATTGATCTAGTTGGTCTTGTACACGCTTAGAGAACTGCTTTGTAGAATATACATCTTTATAATGATTTGTAGCGCTATAGTCTTCTTCTTCCCAATCTGCAGAGCCAGATTCAAAAGCATTGATGATATTTACATAATCTTGTGGCGCAAATATATTATTTTTATTAATATTTACATTAGTGCCAGTAAGCTGCTGTTCTTTGGTCTTGTACTGGCTAGAAGAAGTTCGTTGAGCATGCCTCTTCATATCAGAAGACGAAGAACTTGTATCCTTAGTAAAGCCCATACTAGCCTCCAGCCACTTCCGAAAGAGCGCCCAATGCTCCATCGATAGCGGCTCCACCTGCAGCTAAGTCAGCCTCCCTTCTTGTTCGCAAAGCAGCTGTTCCAGGGCTAGCAACAGAGCCATTATAAATAGCAGCAGTATTTGCGCCAGCACCTGTAGCAGGCCCAACTTGAACAGAAACTTGAATATTCCCTGCCATAAGCGCAGCTTTTAAATCTTCTCTAGTTACAAAGTCGCTCATCATGTGTTTAAACAGTTTACAGTAAATTATTTTCGTTGCTGCCATGTCATAAGCATCTAAGTTTATTTCTGAGAATACCATCATGCTATAAGTCCTCCGGAGAAGGAATATTGTTTGTTATTCTGTCTAATTCTTGAATACATGTTTTATACATAGCAAATGTTATTTCTGTAACTCCAGCGCCAAAAACCCTAGCAAGAGCTTGACGGGTATTGCTATCTGTTTGGTCTATTGGGACCACAACATCCTTGCATTTTTCTTCCAATGTTTCTTCTAGGGCCAAACACTGATTGATAACATCTGTATAACCGTCATATGCTTCTTGAGCCTTTTCTCTCCTCTTTTCTAGATCCGACTTTTCTTCTTCAGTCATTTTGACCTGTTGAAGGTATGGGAGAATAAGCTCCTCTGGGTCATCAGGGACCCATTTGACGGTTGTATCTTGCTCTAGAATCATTCTATCGAAATCAGATATTGATCTACCAGATGACATTACACTGCCCTCTCTATATAGTCTACGACAAGCTGAATGTCTTTTTTGTTTTGTGCAGCAGCAGATGGTGGACAAGTAATAAGAGCCCAGAATGGACGGTAAGTAGATTGGTCTCCACTATCAGCAGATCCAATATTTGGGATAGAAATTGCATTACCCCATGATATGTCTTCCCATTCTGCATCACTAGGTTCTGAGTTTCCTTCGCTAAGCTTTACTCCCCAGCCTGTTTCATTATAAACAATATCTTCATAGATATAATCGCTATCAGAGTCTTTGGCAAATACTCTTATGTCAGTATAGTATTTTGTATCGTCAGTGTTCCTCAAGAAGACTTTTTTGACAGAAGTACTACCATTTTTGCCATCATGAGCAGTTTTAAGCGGGTTAGTAAACGCTTCGTCTATACTAAGCTCACTATATGCTTCATCTTCGTATATATATGGTTTTAGTGGCATCATTCCTCCTAAAAGTTACTTCTCGATGGTTTATTTTTAGATCTTCCTGATCTGGTATTACTAACCGTTGACCTATTGTAACCTTTTTTCGATCCAAAATCACTACGTCCTTTATTTAAAAGGCCAAGACTGTTTCTATCAAGCTTGCTATACATCCTTCTTTGCACTGCATCTGGTTTTTGTTTTTTTGTTGGTTCAGCAAGGCCGCGTTCGCCATGGTCTTCTTCATCGAAATCTTGGTCTCCTTTTAAGGGATTGTTTGCGACAGCCCCGCCAAGAATATATTCTCTCTTAAATAAATCAGCAAACTCAAGCTGAAAGGCTACAACTGCCAAGTTAAAAGCATCTAATCTATGGTCCCCCACGGCAGTATCTAATAAACCAAACTTAGGAATATTTGTTTCTGTATATCTTTCAATCATATAGTTTCTAAGCTGTTTCTCAAGCACAGAGTCATGCTCAGAAATATCAATTCTATTCTGTTCGAACATTCTAATAGAGGCGTCAACCATAAAAGGTTTAGCTGCTTTCTTAACTTTTTCGCCAGTTATAATATCCCTAACTTCTACTTTAGCTCCAGAATCATATTTTTTTACTACATATCTCAAATTAGCAATCTCATCGTTTGGCATAGCTTTCTGAGACATATGCAACAAAAGCTCATGGTTCGTGCTTCCATTTCCACTATCTACGTACATAAAATCAGGCCGCCATTTCTTATATATTTCAACAACTTTAGCAACACTATTCAACTGAGTAAATGCAGCACCACCAACATGCACTGCTTCGACTAATCTAAACTTTCTTAAATGAGGATTATGCCCAAGAACAACAATTTCTGCGCCGTGTTTCTCATTCCAGTCAACACCCATACAATAAGACCAAAACCCTTTTTTGGTTTCATCTTCATACTTATATTTAGTCAGTGCTCTATCTATGTATTTAGGCTTATACACACCAGCGCTAATATCAGCAAATGAAGCTTCATATTCACGATTCCAACGTTCTTCGGTCATATTATGGCGTTGCTTTTCTACTTCTTTATGCCAAGGCAACACCCTATAAGTAAAATGGAATTCTTTATAGTCAGGACTAGAATTACATAACTTGTAGAATGGCGTAGTAGTGAAACCTAGTGGAGTGGAAAATGCGATTAGTTTTGTATCTGGACTAGTAGACAATAGAGGTATAATTGCGCCTGTAAAAGCCTGTTCAGACACATAGTCTGCCTCTTCAATCAAGACAATGTCTGCATCCTGTCCACGGATAGTAGTACCATCTCCACCTCTAGCAACTGAACCAGCAGCAAATCCTTTTAAGATAGAGTCATTTTTAAGCATAAGTTCATGAGGGCTTCTTTTAAATTTCATAATCGCCGATTTTAAAGCAGGGCTGGCATAAAAGAAATCTCTAACCCTAACAAAGATATTTTCAATTTGCTCAATCATTGGGGCAGCAAGGATTATTCTTACTCTAGGGATAGTTAGCATTTTATGGATAAGTTGAACACAAATCGAGGCAGTATTGTGAGATATAATGTCGTCTGCTATTAAAGTATGAGTCTCTGGAACAGTGAGATCGAATGTCTCTTCTTCTCCGGCATATTCTATAGATTTAATTTCATCCCATTCTACGTCTAAACTGCTATTAGACAAGACAGCTACAGTATCGCCAACTTCTAAATTCTTTAGTTCTATCCAATCTGCCCAACCATCATAACTGCAAATCTTAAAAAATGGATGATTGTCGGTGATTTTTGTTTCTTTTCCAGAATATGTCTTAAGTTTATAGACAGGCTTTGTTCCATTGCTCCATATCCTATAAATATCAGAAAACTTTACATTAAAGTTTTCTTCATCAAAAGTTGCTATGCTTGGTTTATGCACCATATTAACCAAATCTTTAGCAAATATTCTACCTTTTTTGGTTAAAACTTTAGAGTCCCCAGAAATACACTTCCCCGTCCTCCTGCTCCATCTAAGAACTTGTCTAGGAGATGTACACCTAAGAACTAATTTTTGGTAATCTCTTGGAACAAAAGGAGCATTATCTTTTGGGTTTATGATAAAATGCTCAGAAAAAAACACAGGATCAAGCATAGATTTAACTTTAAATAACTCTTCAGGTGAATACTTATGCTCTAACTGCTTAGGTATTATGTTTTTTTTGATGCCCTCACAATCTACCCGAAACTCGCCCTCCGCTCTTTTGCCATCTGGATATACGAATTGTTTGTATTTCTTTAATTGATTTAATACGCATTCGTGGCATTCTGGTATAACTTCATCTATGTCAAAAGGTAAATTAAGTCTTCTTAAGACTGCAAGTGAATCTTCTTTTCCCATAATAGTCCTATTATTTTTACATGTGAGCGAAAGCGGCTTCTCTTCCTAAGACAGAACGACTTGCCATCATTCCTCTATTCATAGCGCTTAATGATTGTTGTCTCATAGTGGCTGCTTTGCGTGTTCTAAAAGCAGTAGCATCATTTACCCAATTGAGGTGACGTTTTTGTCGCTCAGATGCCACTAGTTTATCAGCAAACTGAAAACCAATTCGAGGAACAGCTCTTCCTATCTCATCGCCAGCAAAACCACCTAACAAGCCACCGACGACAAAACCAACAGGCGCTAGAATTCCACCACTAATAGCGCCAGCAAATGCAGCACCAGCAACAGAGCCGACTTTAGCGCCAACAGCAAACCCAGCGGTTGCTCC